AAGGCATGTGTAGAGTTCTGCAGTGATGACGAAACCCCTTGGGCTAAGTTTGTTCGTTGTATGACTGATGGGCAGATTGGTCGTCATTTGGTGCAGACTCGTGATGGAGTTCGTTGGGATGATGAAGCAATCAATGAGGAGGAAATGATTGAGATGATGCAAGAGCTCTGAACCATTCGTCTATTCTAACTGTTCACCACTAACTAACAACATCATGACCAACATCAACATCGCAAAGGCAAGCAAACTGGATCTCCTGGTTGCTGATGTTCAGGGGCAGATTAAGTACACTGTGCTCAAGCCTTCGCGTCGCGGTGTGAAAGCACTCACAGGTCAGCGAGCTTGGGCGAATGCTGCTCCTAAGGGCTCATTCATGCATGGAGCGATTGAGGAGGCAGCTGCAGTCACCAAGAATAACAAGTGCTCCAAGGCCTGCTGAGGGCTTATGTGTCCCCTCTGAGGCTTATGAGCACTTGGAGGGGGACACGAATACAGGGGAGAACGAGCAACGAACACGACAAGATAACGAGCAGCGATTCTCGTGAGGCTTATGACAGTTTGAGCAGTTGTTTGGCGGGGCGTTTGTGTTAGCGCGGGGCGCGGTGGCCCCCTAAAAGAAAAAACGCTCACTACCCTAATCTATAACGACCCCAAAAAGCGCTCATAAAGCTTCATCCATCTCAAAATTTTTTTTGCCGGCCATAAATACTTTTTTAAGTCTTTTCAGATGTTTTATAAGAAACTTGATATTGATGACTTTCAAAAAATACAAGATAAAATTGTTCCTTATGTGATGGATTTTGTAACTGCAGACATTAAGGCTGCAGAAGAAAAATATTCGGAACAAGTGTTTTTTAATTTTGTATTTGATGATGACTTAGAAAAATTTAAGAGAGATATACCAGAGTTATTTGAATGCATTCGGAGAGAACTTGGAAGTGAAATTATTTTAATGTCTTTCATCTATGTAACGGGTCCAAGTCAGATTCCAATACACACAGATTCGGATAATGCACTTGAGAGAAGGACAAGATTAAATTGGCCTATTCTAAATGGTGAAAGTGCAGCAACAATATTCTATGAAAAAAACAGTGAGGATATTCCATGGGTAATGCACTCATATAAATCGGGAATATCTGGACGTGGATTTGATCCTGATCATTGTCATGAGGTTGATAGATATATCTTAGATGTACCGACATTAATGAATGTCAAGCAAATTCATGGAATTGAAATATTAGAGAATAAATTTCCAAGAGTTTTACTTACGATGAGAATGTCAAATGAAGAAGAAGTTTACCAAAAACATTTTTAATTAAAATGGAAATCAAGACCTTATCCTTTGCACCGGGCATACCTTTCAACGACACATTTGAAAGTTTTTGTGACAAGTATAGACTAGATGAAGATATTGAGTGTTATCAATTATTCTTCTGTCCTTGGGGCAATGGGACTTCTTTTGAAGACTTGGATAAAATTAATTTTAAAAGTAGAGTAGTGATTTTAAACATCATTGACTCTATTATTGATAAGTTTGATAATACTGCGATTAAAGAACTTAAGGATTTTTGTAGAAGACATCCAGAACACAATTTTATAGTCTCATCTCCTCACTTTAATATTAAAAGAGAACTGAGTGTTCCAAATTTGTATTTGGATGAGATTATGCCTACAATGCTTACAGAACCTTTTAGGCGTTGTGAGAAGAAAGAGATATCAAATAAATTTGTTTCCTTTAGTAATAGTACAAAATTACACCGAGTATTAACAATCTCTTATCTCCTATCAAAAGACTATGGTAAGAACGGAGATTTTACATTTAACTTTGAACATGAATTAATTTCACAGCCTCAGGTTTATAAGAATCTAGGTGTCATGTCAGATGAATTAAAGGCGAGTTTTGCAAAAGGACATGAGTTATTCAAAAATAAAGACTTTAATCGTTTAGAGATTGAACCAATACAAGATAAAGATCTTAGTCCAGCAAAAAATTATAATGAAATACTTTCATTTGTTTATGAAAATTATGCGATAGAAATTGTAACTGGTACGATGTTCTTTGAGAAATCACCAGTTCTCAGTGAAAAAGAAATGCAATCTGTTTACTCAAAGAATTTTCCAATCTTCTTAAATGGAGTTGGAATGGCAAAGGAGATGAAAAAATTCTTTGATATTGATTTGTTTGAAGATATTATTGATCATAGTTATGACGGAATTGAAAATCACTTTGAAAGACTTGCGGCTGCGATTGATCGCAATGAAAAACTCTTGAATGGTTCTATGAATATTCAAGAACTATGGTTTGACAACAGACATAGATTTGATTATAATTGCGATAAGATACAATCCATGTTATTTGATGGAAGTTATCAAAAAGTGTTTAATTTTAAAAAAATTCGCCAAGCACTTACACATTTTAATGTTACACTCAATCTACGTTAATGTAACAGATAATAATTAAAAATCATATATAATGTTTGAAATGAGTGCAAAAGAATATATGGAACTCAAGTTAGATTATCAAGAAAAAGACTTACTAATTGATTGTCTTCAACACCGATTAGATACTGATAAAATTTTAGTGATCAATGATTCTCTCAAAAATGAGATTGAAGATTTGTTAGCTAAAGTTGAAGAAGAGTGCATTTAATTTCTCTCTAAATAAACCAGAAACCATTGCATGAATTGACTTGTGGTGGTAGAATGATAACGTTGCAATTCTAATTTTATGTCTAAAGGATTTACAATTAAAGCTAACGCACCCACACCAAAAAAGAACGAAGGAGATTTTGATATTGATGCTGCTAAGGAAATGATCCGTGGCAAAAGTATCGTGTTCATGCTTCCTGGTCGTGGATGTTCATATATTTTTCTAAAGAATTTTGTTCAACTCTGTTTTGAACTTGTTCAGAACGGTGCATCTATTCAAATTTCACAGGACTATTCTTCCATGGTTAACTTTGCACGTTGCAAAGTTCTTGGAGCGAATGTTCTTCGTGGACCAAAACAGATTCCCTGGGATGGTAAGTTGAAGTACGATTATCAACTCTGGATTGATAATGATATTGTATTCAGTAATGAAGCTTTCTATCGTCTAGTTGCAATGGATAAGGACATTGCTGCTGGTTGGTATATGACTGAAGATGGCCATACCACTTCCGTTGCTCACTGGCTTGAAGAAGATGACTTTAAGAACAATGGTGGTGTCATGAACCATGAGACTGGTGAGACGATGCAGAAGCGTCGTAAACCCTTCACAGTAGACTATACTGGTTTTGGTTGGGTTCTCATTAAACATGGTGTCTTTGAGTCTCTGGAGTACCCCTGGTTCGCTCCTAAGATGCAAGTCTTTGACTCTGGAGAAGTTCAAGATATGTGTGGCGAAGACGTTTCCTTCTGTCTTGATGCAAAAGCTGCGGGTTATGAGATTTGGTGTAATCCTCTGATCCGTGTAGGACACGAAAAGACTCGTATTATTTGATGTACGGGTCTTTAAGGGGGTTCTTCGGAATCCCTAGAGTACTTATGCTAGGCGCGTTTAAAACCGTTTCTGGCGCGAAAATAAAACCAATTGTGAGGTATTAGAAATGGCAGTAAAAGCAAAAGGTGGATTAAATAAGAATACGGGTTATATGCCTGGAAAACCCAAACTGACTCGTCAGGGTCAAGGTAATGGCACTAAATATGCTGCAACGAGTCGCAATAAGGCTCGCAAACCATATCGTGGTCAAGGTAAAGGTTAATTTATAAATAATTTTAAATTACACTGTTTGTAAAATGTCAGAAACAACCCCAAAAGTAGGACCAACTGCAGCGGATGCTCCAGAAGTAACTCCAGAAACTGCAAAGGTATTTGACTATAATGTAGCTTCAAATGCAAGAACAGTTGCCCCATCCAAACCAAATCCAGCTTCTCCTCTAGCTGCAGGTTAATATGTCTGAAAAAGAAGCATATATTCATAAGTGGATACAAGAAGTATCTAAAAGTAGACCCGAATTGGGTGGATTTGCGGTCTGCCCATATGCTTCTTCATCAAAAACTTTAATTGTAGAGACTTCAATTGATGATATTGTGCCCGAATCCGGTCATGATGTCATCATTTTTATTGTTGAAGATTTTTGGAAAAGTTCTCATGTTCAAAAATGGGTAAATTTTTATAATGAAAAGTTTTCATACTATAAATTTTTTTCGGATCTATCCTCTAGAGACACCTTCATAGGAGGTGTAAGGACAAATAATGAGAAATATAACTTAATTTTGTGTCAATCAAAAAGAAAATTAAATTCTATTCGCAAGAAATTAGCAGAAACAGAATATTATACCTATTGGACAGAGGATTATCTAAAGGAAATTCTTGGAGACGAATACGAATATATAGAAAAAACTACCGAAGAGGTTTAAATGCAAGAACATAATCTACCACGGAGACCAAACACATCAAAAAGTGATGATTCTATTAAAGGATCTGATGGAATTGGAACAAAATACTTATCTTCAGAGGAAATAAAACTTTTGGAAGCTGCTTCTCAATTTTTACCCCCACAAATGAGAGCATTTCAGATGCAAGATATGGTAAAAAATCTTAAAAATAATTGACATTTCGGGATAGCAACCCCGTAAAAAGTTCTGATTTAACAAAATCAGGAGCTAAAAATGTCAAATTTACCAGTTGATAGAGACACAAATTACATGCGACAGATGTGGGGAACCACAAAATTGGTCACAGATTATTCAAATCCTGCTAAAAGAGTGATTCAAGAGATTGTTCATGATCTCGCACCTCATCATGATTTAAAAAAACAAACAGATCTTCATGAAAGAATTAGGAATGATGAAGATTATGATGATTGGGAGTATGGAACAGAACCAACGTATGGTAAAAAGTGGTAAAATGTCTTATACATAGAATAAATACACTTAGTTTGAGTAATGACTAGGATTTCTCGCAAATTTAAAGACATAAGTCTCTCTTTTGTGAGGAATCCTGTAACCAATGATATTCTCGCAATTACTGACTCTGATGCAATTAAAAAATCTGTCGTTAATCTGGTAAGAACTAGAGTTGGTGAAAGATTTTTTAACTCTTTAATAGGATCTAAAATAGAAGATTCAATGTTTGAACTTCAAACTCCAGAGATGGCTTACTCTCTTGAGTTGGATATTAGAGCTCTTCTTAAAAATTTTGAGAGGAGAATCTCTTTAACATCAGTTTTAATAACTTATCCTGATGAATCTAATGATCTTAATGTTAGAATTTCATATGACATTGTTGGTCTTCCAGTCCCCTCTCAAACTGTAGAATTCATACTACAACCTACTAGAGTCTAATGTCATTTAATCAATTTACAAATTTAGACTTCGGGGATCTACGTACGCAGATCAAAGATTATTTGCGTGCAAACAAGAATTTTACGGATTTTGATTTTGAGGGATCTAATTTTTCAGTTTTAATAGATTTACTTGCATATAATAGTTATATAACTGCCTATAACACCAACATGGCAGTTAATGAAGTATTTTTAGAAAGTGCAACTCTTAGAGAGAACGTAGTTTCACTTGCTAGAAATATTGGATATTTGCCTAGATCAAAAAGGTCAGCCAGAGCAAATGTAAGTTTTACAGTTGATATGAGTCAAACTGATGCAAAAACTGTAAAACTACTTGCTGGCCAAGTTGCTTTGGGTGCAGTTACTAATGGAAACTATATTTTTTCAATCCCAGAAGATATTTCAACACCAGTTAACACTGATGGAATAGCTGTTTTTGATAACTTACCAATTTATGAAGGAGTATTTTTGACTAGCACCTTTATAGTTGATGAATCTCAAGAAAATCAAAGATTTATTTTACCAAATATCAATATTGACACTACTTCAATCAGAGTTAAAGTAACAAATGCTGTAACAGAAATTTATTCTGCATATGATAGTTTATTGGATGTTGGAAAAGACTCTCGTTTATTTTTAATTCAAGAAGTTAATGATGCAAAATACGAAATTAGGTTTGGTGATAACATTATTGGTAAAAAACCGTCCAATGGAAGTATTATAGAAGTTAGTTATATAGTCACAAATGGTTCTTCCGGTAATGGAGCTGCCAATTTCACATTTTCTGGTAGATTAAAGGACAATAATTTATTTGACGTTACCTCTGGAATTTCTTTACTGATAACTCAATCAAAATCTGAAAGTGGAGATGAAATTGAATCTATTGACTCTATTAAATATTTTTCTCCAAAAGTCTACGCTTCTCAATATAGAGCAGTGACATCAAATGATTTTAAAGCAATTGTTCCATATATCTATCCAAATGTAGAGTCTGTAAATGCATATGGTGGAGATGAGTTAGATCCTCCAGAATATGGAAAAGTATTCATATCCATAAAACCAAGAAATGGAACATTTTTGTCAGAAATTACTAAACAAACAATTTTAAACACTATTAAAAAGTATTCTATTGCTGGAATTAGACCTGAAATAGTTGATCTTTCATATCTTTACATAGAGCTAGATACTTCCGTTTACTATAATAAAAATTTATTAAGTAATCCTGAAATAGTAAAAACAAAAGTTATTAATACTTTGACAGAATACTCAAATTCAAAAGATGTTAATAGTTTTGGTGGAAGATTTAAATATAGTAAAATCGTTGGATTAATAGATGATTGCGATAAATCTGTTACTTCTAACATTACAAAAGTTAAAATGAGAAGGGATTTAAATCCTGAGATAAACACTCTTGCTACTTATGAACTTTGTTTTGGAAACAGAATACATACTAGGGATGGTGGATATTCTATAAAATCTACTGGATTTTTAATCAATGGAATATCCGATATTCTTTACATGGCAGATAAACCATCTGCAACTAATAGCAACACAGGAAATATATTTTTCTTCAAACTGGAAAATAACGCTCCTGTAATTGTTAAAAGCAACGCAGGAACAGTTGACTATATTAGGGGTGAAATTAGATTGGATGTTGTTAATATAACATCTTCAGTGTTGACTAATGGATTTGTTGAAGTGCAAGCAATACCAGAATCCAATGATATCATTGGTCTTCAAGATTTATATCTACAATTAGACGTTGGAACAACTGTGGTAAATATTGTAGAAGATGTTGTCAGTTCTGGTGAAAATTCTTCTGCAACACAGTATGTAACTACATCCAGTTATCTAAACGGAAAGTATACAAGATAAAATGTCAGAAATTAAAAGAGTAAAAATTGGTTCTATTATAGAATCACAAATTCCAGAGTTTTTAACTGTAGAATCTCCTCTCCTTGTGGAGTTTTTGGAACAATATTATAAGTCATTAGAACACCAGTCGGGTTCTATTGATATTATTTCTAATATTTTTAAGTACAAAACTTCAAAAAAATTCAATAAATTTGATTTAATAGAAAAAACGACACTAACATCTGACATTTTAAGTTTTGATCAAACTATAAATGTGACATCAACTAGGGGTTGGCCAGACTCTTATGGACTTCTCAAAATAGACGATGAGATTATCACATATACTTCTAAAACAAATACTTCTTTTGAAAATTGCATTAGGGGATTTAGTGGAATTGAGAGTCTTCAAGCTTTGGATAATCCAGAGTTTGCTGTATTTTCTTCTACACAATCTTCTGAACATGTTAATGGAGCCAAAGTTCATAATTTAAGTAATTTATTTTTAATTAGTTTCTTTGAAAAATTTAAATATGAGTTTTTACCAGGGTTTGAATCACGAGATTTTTATGAAAATTTATCTATAGAAAATATATCATATAAAATCAAAGATCTTTATTCGTCCAAGGGTACTGATCAGTCATATAAACTTTTATTTAAGATTTTGTATGGATCTGAAATTGAGATTATAAAACCACAAGATTTTACTTTAACAGCTTCTTCAAACTCATATTTTGTAACAAAAAATATTCTTGTTGAGAAAATATCTGGAGGAAATCCTGCAGATATTAAAGGTAATTTTTTATTCCAAAATATAACTGGAATTGGTACTGTTAGCGCTTCAATTTTTAATGTTGAGTATAGACCAGTAAGTAATAAAAACTTTTATGAAATATCTCTGGATAGTACTTCATTTAGTGGAAATTTTGAGGCTTCAGGAAAAACTAGAATATTAGAAGATGTTTCAGTAGGTAGTAATAATATTTTAGTTGATTCTACTGTAGGATTTGCTAATTCTGGAGCTTTATTGGTAAAACCAGCAAATTCTGATTTTATTACAATCAACTATACTGGAAAAAATATAAATCAATTTACAGGAGTTACTAACGTAACAAAACCTCTTGAGTTTGGTTTAGATTTGATTGAAGAAAAATTTGCTTTTAGTTATATTGGAGTAGGAAATACCTCTAAAGTAGAATTTAGAGTTGTTAATGTTATTGATAATATTGATTTTGCAAAAACATCAAATTTAAGAGTGGGTGATACTATTTCTTTATCAGGATTTGGTAGAGATTTATTTGATGAGTATGAATTTAATAGTTGGATTTATAATATTCCAACCAATCATAATATTAGAACAATATCTCAGGTTGATGCAACAAAATATAGAATTAGACTTTTTGATAAAGTATATTTTTATGTTGGAGAGAGAATTTCATTAGTAAATGTCCTTGGTGAAAGGATAGAAGTTAATATTTTAGATGTTGAGTATTCTCCATCTGATCTAATTAAAAAATATAGCAATACGATTTTAATTCAAGTACTAAATCCTGGGTCTTTTGGTATTTTAGCTTCTACCACAGTAAGAAAACAGATTTATAAAGCAAATCATTATAATAATTACTTTGGAGATCTTGGTAATATACCTACAGGAGTTCAAAATACTTATATTGGTGTAGATGAAAAATATTTTTATGTGACTTCATCTGGATTGCCAAATTATACTATTTTTTCAACAGATAATAAAAAAACAGCGTCAACAAATGTTGGATCTTCATCAACAGATACTTTTAATATTTCTAATCACAATTATTTAAGTGGCGAATTAATATATTATAGACCACAACAATCGCAATTATCGGGAATTTCAACTGGTTTATATTATGCTACAAGAATTGATGCTAACAAAATAAAACTATCGTATAGTAAATCAGACGTTTTTTCAAAGAAATATCTTACAGCTAATCCTGGAATTACTTCTGATATTGTATATAAATCTGGATATCAGGATAAAACTTTAGTACATCAAAAATTATTAAAGAAGTTTCCTTTTAATACAACAAAGTCATTATTTGATGATTTAAATAAAAGAACTACTTTTAATAGAGAACTTGGTATGTTGATAAATGGAGTTGAGATTTTATCTCCAACTCTATTTGATGAAAACATTTATTATGGTCCAGTATCATCTATTGATGTTACTAACTCCGGTGAAGATTATGATGTCATTGATGTTGCACCCATAAGTATCATAGATGAAACTGGTACGAATGTTAAAGCCCATTTAAATCTTTCTGGTACAGTTAAGGAAATCAAAATATTAAGTGCTGGATATGGGTATCAAGAAAAACCAAAGATTACAATAACTGGTGGTAATGGAGTAGGATGTGCTTTAGAGTCCAATTTCGTTACTACACGAGTTTCTGCAGGATTCAAAGCAGATGTAAATGTAACTACCGCAGACAATACCATACAGTTTTTATCTAGGATTCCATTTGAAGATGGGGAAGAAATTGTATATGACTCAAATAAAAATAAAAATATTCCCGGTATTGTAGATAGTTCAATATATTTTGTCGGTATTTTGACTGATAATAAAATTAAATTATATAATACCAAAGATGACGCTCTTAGAAAATTAAATGAGATTGATATTGTTGGCGTATCATCTGGATTTCACTTTATAACAACATTAAAGAACAAAAATACTTTTACAAAAATTTATGTAAAAGATCCTGGTACTGGATATTCAAATAGAAAAGTAAAGGTTCCTTCTGTTCTATCTGCAAGTAATACCATAATTGGTATTAATACTTTTGATTCTTACATAAATGCAAAAAATCATGGATTTTCTAATGGTGAATATGTAATCTATGAAAGTACCGATACTCCAATAGGTGGATTATCAACTTCTAACTATTATAAAGTAAGAGTGATTGATAATAATAAGTTTAGACTTTACAACTCTGGAGTCAGTACAAATTTAAATGATGAAAATTATTTAAAAAATAAATTTGTAAAATTTAATTCTTTAGGAGTTGGAACTCATATTATTGGATATCCACCGATAGAAATAAAAGTAGAGGCAAAATCTGCAATAGGATCTACTACAATCATAAATTCGGAATTAAAACCAATTGTTTTAGGTAAAATTGATGATGTTTATTTAGAAGATGGTGGTATAGGATTTGGTTGCACAAACATCATCAATTATCATAGAAGACCAATAGTTGAAGTTCAAACTGTAACATCTGAAGCTATTTTGAAACCCATTATTATTAATGGATCAATAGTTGATGTTCAAATTATAAGTAGAGGAAATGGATTTAGAAAAAATTCTGAAATAATTGTTACTGGTAAAGGCAATTATGCACAATTAGAACCAATTGTTGAAAATGGACAGTTAATGGCTGTTAATATTGTTTTTGGTGGAGTTGGATATGAGAATAAAGATACTATATTAACTCTAACGAATAGAGGAAAAAATGCCAAATTTTTGGCCAATGTTACAGAATGGAAGATTAATCAGGTTATTAAAAGTAAAAATGTTATTTCTAACGATGATGATGGAATATTATATTCCAGTAAAAATCCAGAACTAGGATTGCAATTTATTTCTTTTTATGTACCAAAAATATTAAGATATCAATTATCTGATAATTTTACTGAAGACAATAAAGAAGGAACAGGAAGTTTAAATCACTCACCAATTTTGGGTTATGCTTACGATGGAAACCCAATTTATGGACCTTATGCGTACGATACAACAACTGGTGGATCTATTAGAAGAATGAATCCCGGTTATGTATTGGATGTTGATACAACTAGTGGAAAAAGGCCTCCCGGATTTGAAGGTGGATTTTTCATTAATGACTATACTTATGATGGATCTGGAGATTTGGATATTCATAATGGCAGATTTGCAATAACTCCAGAATATCCAAATGGTGTCTATGCATATTTTGCAACAGTAGACGTTGGAGCTTCAAATGAATCTTTACCAAGATATCCATACGTTGTTGGTCCGTATTTTTATAATAAACCAATAGATGAAAACTTTTTGCCACTATATAATCAAGATTTTAATGTCTTCAATACTTCTTTAACAAGAAATGTTGGTCCTTACTATACAAATAGAGCTAATTCTTATTATGAATTGATTGATAGTGTTCTTGAAGAGTACAAACAGGAATTTTCTGTAACTTCAATAAATTTCGGAAAAATAGATGATGTATCTATATTCGCCAGTGGAGATAATTATAAAATAAATGATGCAGTTGATATAGACATAACAGAAACTGATGGAATACAATCAAATATTGTTGTTAGTGAATTAGAAGGAAGAGATGTTGATTCTTTTGTTCTAACTGAAGATTTAATTGAAAATTTGGAATTTTTCATAAGAACTCCAGACACAATTGTAAAAGCATCAGCTCCACATTCAATAAAAAATGGCCAACCCATTGTTATCAGTGGAATTTCCACAATTACAGCTTCAAAATTTGAGGGAATTCAAATTGCTCAAGTTAGTGAGAAAGAAGTAGAATTATTAGAAGATATTCCCGATGAAGTTACTACCGGTCTATCAACTTTTATCAAGGTAAAAGACACTAACGGATTTAAAGTAAATGATTTTATTGGAATTGGTTCTGAAACTTTATTAGTTACTAATATTGATGTTAAAAGATCTGGATTTTTTGTAAATAGAATTAGTAACCCTGGAATTCACACTATATCTGGAGGTAATGTAGTTTTATTGCCAAGAGAATTTAGAATCCCTACAGGAGAAGTAAAAGAATATACATTTGAAAATTATACTACATTTTTTGATCCAAAAACCTCTATTGGCATTGGCAGCACTGGTTCATATAGAGGTTTTGTTGGATTTGGTTCCACATCTTCCGAAATTAAATTTATTCCTCCTAGAAGCATATATTTACCCTCTCATAAATTTTATACTGGGCAACCACTAATTTATAACTCTGGTTCGGGACTTATTGGTACATCGTTATATGTTAATAATGTAGGAACGGCAGCTTCATTTAAACTTGAAGATAATCAGATAGTTTATGCTGTAAATTTGGGTAAAGATTTTATAGGATTGTCAACTTTGGGATTTACTACTTCTTCTGGAATAGGCACTAATAACAACTCACTAGAGTTTTGGGACCAGGAAAAATCCTATGGTGTAATCGGAGCAGCTCATTCATTAACTACCCTTAATCCCAGAATTACTGGAAATTCACAAAGAACATTAGGAGTAGTCACAACTACGTCAAATCATAATCTACAAGTCGGAGATATAATAAAATTCAATGTATCTACTGAATATAATGAAATTGTAAAAGTACTCTTTGATGATGTAAATAGAAAAGTTTTAATGAGAGAAGTTTCATTTACGGATGGTGACATTTCTTTACAAGATAGTTCAATAGATATCTCTTCTTACACCGGTAATATAGAAACTGGAGACAAAGTTGTATATCAATCTCAATATCCAATAAATGGTCTTTCTCATTACGGAATATACTATGTCATAAAAACTGATTTTAATAAAATAAAATTATGTCAATATAGATCGGACATACAAGATTCCAATTTTATTACATTTTCTTCTTTGGGTGGTTCTAATCATAGATTGTATTTTATCAATCCACAAATCAGTTGTGTAAGAACAACAAAAATAGAATTTGACTTATCTGATGATAGTCTCTCAAACCTTGATTTACAATTCTTTTATGATGTAAATTTTGTTGAAAAAATTAATGAAAGAACTGGATTTTTTGTTGAAAGAGAAGGAATTCCTGGATCTGCTGGCTCCAAAGTTATTTTGGACCTTTCCGATCAGTTTTTCCCAATATACTACACTTTAATTCCTAAGGGATCTTCACAACAAAGTAAGCAACAAATATCTACTGATAAAGATGTACTATCAAATAATAAAATTACTATAATAAATCACCAACTTAATACCAAGTTTATTGTAAATAGTGTTACCGATGATAATACATTTACCTTCTTTAATAATAAAAAGTTATCATATAATGAAAAACAAATACTAATTCAAAATCTAACTAATTTTTCATATAAAACGACTTCCCTCACTGCATTAGGACCTATATCAGAATTAAAAATCAATTTCCCCGGTAGAGGTTATAAGAAAACTCCTAGGGTAAGGAAAATCAAGAGTGCGTTGGGATCAAATGCAGTTATAAAACTCATATCTCCAAATATTGGTAGGGTTGAAACTTTTACGAGAGTTAAAGATGGATTTGATTATCCAACTGACCCAACTCTTTCTCCATCTCTAAGTGTACCAACAGTTGTTGGTGTTAAAGATATCCGAACTATAGACTATATTGGTATAACTACTGGTGGCAGAAGATATAATAGTCCACCAAAATTATTAATTAGAAATAATTCAAATGGAATTGATCTTTCCGCAAATATTTCTGGAGGATCTATAACATCCGTGGATGTTATTAAAAATTCTACTTCTATAGCTAAACCTCTTGAAATTATTTCAATATTCAATTCAAATGGATATGATATTGACACAATTTCAGTAGCCGGTGATTTTGTAACATTAGAATTGTCAAACATAGCTGGTTTAAATCCGTTCCTACCCACTGGATTTGGAAAAACAGATTATGTATATCCTTTCAAAGTTGGAGATAAAATTTTTATAGAAAATTGTAGATTAACTGATGCTACTTCTGAAAGAGCCAATTATAATTCTTCATCTTATGATTATTCTTTCTTTGATGTTGTTGGAGTAAATACCGTCAATAATACTGTGACTTATGATATGACTGGTATTTCTACCGGTACTTTTGGTACTTATAGTGATGAATTTAATTTGGGTGTTGTTATTAATAAAAATGACATGCCAATTTTTGAAATGGTATTAAAAGATGGGGTTAATTATCTTTCAAATGAACAAATTTCTTCTCCAAGATTTTCTGGTGTAATAATGGAAAATGGTTGGGATGGCCAACTAAATCAAATGAGATTGAAAAATGTTTCTGGCGATATAACAATTGGAGATTCAATTTTTGGAGAGACCTCCAAAATTACGGGTAAAGTTGAATATTTTGATAAATTCAATTTATTTGCGACTCTTGGAGTTTCAAGAGATAAGACAGCATCGGTAGACCTTTCTTCTGGAATTCTTAATGAATATTCTCAAAGAATATCTGATAATTTCTACTATCAGAAGTTTTCATATTCTATTAAAGGCAATATTCCCTACGATGTATGGAGAGAATCTGTAAGATCTATTGTTCATCCTTCTGGATTTAAAGAGTTTTCTGATCTGGAGGTGTTTACTACACCATCAGTAAATGAAGTAAATTTGGGTATTGCAAAGTCAACAGACATGAAACCCAGATTAAATTCAACAGACTCTTTTACTTTCCTTAATATTGATGAAAAAGCCTCTTTCAATACCAAGAAAAATTTTGCTAGAGTTTACGAAGAAGAGTTAGCTCCAGACGGGTCTACTCAAAATGTATTTTTTGATGAAGGAGTTGATCTAAGTTCTTTCATTCTTAATAAGACAAACAAAGTTATTTCTGTTGATGATATTAGTGATCAATTTGATGGAACTTCCGAACAGTATTTAAGAGGAAGGTTTGCTGATGCTTCTGATTTATTGAAGTTAAATAGAGAATTTATTCAATCAGAAGTTGTAGCTTTTGTTGAGTTTAATTATCCAAATATTGGATTAAGTACAACTTATAACCAAGAAAAATGCAAAAGAGATGTTGGTTATATTGTTGATGCAGTAGCTCATGACATTAAGTACAATTCTAACAACAAATCAGTTGAGGCTGGAATATACTATTGGGATGCCGGAGTCTCATATGTAAGTAATGAGACTGAAGAGACATTATTTGCATATAATTATGTAAAATTCTTGAGTCAATATGTTATAAACAATCAGAGCCCACCAACTTTATACCAAACAACGGTTGATCAAGAGTTTAATTTCAATTTAATTCCAGATCCTCTTAATCCGGATCTCAATAGATATAAAGATTCTAGAAATTTAATTCTTGCAAATAAAAGAGAAATATTAGATAAGTCTTTAGCTTCTGTTGGCATTGGGTTCCCCGATTTTTATTCCCCGGTGATGCACAAACTAATGAAAGATCCAGATATTATGACGGATATAGATTAATTCAATTGAATAGACAGGAAATTATTGATACTGCATGGTCAAATACACTTTCAATCTATCCTGGAATCTCTACTACTATCTCTAAATGTAAGAGGGATTTGGGGTATTTCGTTGATGCGGTTTCTATTGATGTATTTACTGGAGGAAATAATTACTCTAGACAATTTACTCTCCAATATTTTAATAATGGAATTCCAATCACCAATGGATTAGTTGGAGAAGAAGCAGAATCAATTTTTGCTTTCTGTCAGGCAAGGGATCTCATGAGATCTGCCATAAGAAATGGATTGTCCGTTAAAGATGTGGGAATTACTTCTGCAGCAGCTACTTATGGCGTTGGAGCTACCGTACTAAACACTTCTCTCGTTGCTTGTACTGATGTTCAACTTAATGTTACTACTTTGGTTGGAATCATTACTGCAGTTATTTCTGCAGGAACTACATCTATTCTACCACCAATAAATGTTGGTACTTACACAACTGGTGGAAATAAGTGTTATCGTGATCTTGGTTATATTGTTGATGCAGTTGCTCAAGACTTAGCTTATGGAACTAATCAACATATAGTTTATTCAACTAAGAAATATTTTACTGGAGCAGGAGCAGCTTTAACAACGGGCCTTCTAGGAGAAGAATCTGAATCAGTTTATGCTTTTGAAAGTGCAAAGAACTATATTAAACAGGCAATAACAAACCAATTATATGTTAAAGATCTTACCATCACTGCAGACCCAATAACAGGATTTAATACGGATCCTTCTTCTTGTGTTGATGTTCAGACAAATGTTGATACTTTGGTTGGGATTTTAACAGTTGCAATTGGTAACAGTAGTTTGGCTGGAATACCAACAGAAAATTATGGAACTGCAGATTGTGCAGATGTGAGATCTGCAATTGGAAATTATGTAGGAATTATAACTACAATTATTGGACTGGGAACAGAGTTTGCTCCAGAACTAATATATCCATCATTAACTAGAGGTGGATCAGTAGTTGGTCTGACTACCTTTAAATTAAAAAATAAAGGAGTTTCTTTGTTTAAACATGTGTTTAGTGGAAGTTCAATTGATATTAATACTGATACTTTTACGATTGAAAATCATAATTATCAATCTGGACAAGAATTGCTTTATGCATATGAGGGTGGAACGCCAGTTGGTATTGCAACTACTTCCTATGTCTCTGGACAAGTTACATCATTATTAAATGTGCATGAATTTGGTGGAACTGCAATCTTAGAAAATGGGTACTCCTCATCATTAACAACCTCAATAACTGGCGTTTCCACCGTATTGTCTCCAGTTGGTCCATCGTTTAAACAATATGTGCAGACAGTTGGTAATGGGACAACCGGAACGGATGCAGAATTTACCGTTAATATTACATATAGTGTATCTACCGGACAACCACTGTCAACATCAATTGTCCTAGTTAAGGGTGGAAGCGGATATTCTGTTGGAGAAACTGTGTCCATTGCTGGAACCTATATGGGTGGAACAACCCCAACAAATGATTTGAGTTTTGTAGTTTCTGCAACAGGACCAACAGTATTGACATCCGAATCAAATCAAAGTTATCTTGGAGTACCTTCTTCAGATGCAACTGGAGCTACATTTAATGTTTCTAGAGACAATGATGGTGAAATTGATTATGTAAAGGTTATAAATGGTGGTTCTGGATACAATTCAAATTCTATAATTTCAATAGCAGGTACTTATATTGGTGGACTAGATTCTAGAGATGATTTGACCTTTACTCCCCTTGAGTTGGGTACTAAAGATCTACCATCAACTGTATTTGTATTTAAATTGAATGATAATCAATTTAAACTTTCAGGATTATCAACTAGTGTATTTTTAAATTTAAAGGATGTTGGAACGGCAACCCACTCTTTATCATATAAAGATCCAAACCCCAGCAGCGTAATTACAATAGATGGCGTTATACAGAAACCTTTATCCAGAAAATCGTTAGAAGTTTCTTTTGCCTCAAGTATTTCAACAGCATCAACAACAATATTAAGTATATCTTCAGGAATTTCTTCATTAAACAGTCGTGATATAATTAATGTTAACAATGAACTTCTTTCTATCAAAACTATTGGAATAACTTCTTCAAATCAAATAGAAGTAATTAGAGGATATTTTGGTACAGTTGCGACTTCTCATACAGTTGGAGCATCAGCTACAGTTCTGACTGGTAACTATAATATTGTTGGTGATGTAATCTATTTTGATACTGCTCCATATGGCAAAATTGGACCAGTTGGACTTGAAACTGGATCTATATTTGGTGGAAGAGTATTTAGTAGAAGATTTGATCCAAGTACACCCAAAGATAGAAATATAATATTTGATGATATATCTTTGTCATTTACTGGAATTGCTGCCACAGAATTTACATTAAAATCTGAAGGTCAAACTACAGATACAATATTTAATAACGTCAATAGTAATACAGAAATTAATAATAATCCATTTATCTTGATTAATAATGTATTCCAAAACCCAACAAGTGACTATACTATAGATGGTAGTGGAGTAAACGTTGTTAGATTTTTATCTGGCACTCCAAGTGCTGGAAAAATTTCAAAAGTCGGAGTATCTAGTAGTTACGGATATGAACCAAGATTAGTTGGTGCAGCAACAGCCGTGGTTTCTGTTGCCGGAACTATCAGTGATATTGTCCTTACTGGTGGTGGATCTGGTTATAGATCCGCACCTGTTGTCAGTATTGCATCTACTATTGGAACTGGTGCAAGTATTACTGCAACAGTCAGTGCAGCGGGAACAATTACTGGATTTACAATTGTGAATCCAGGAAGTGGATATACAACAACTTCTCTACCTGTTGTTGTTATTGGAATACCAACGGGATATAGTAATTTGACCTTATCTTATACTGGTGGAACCTCTGGAGTAGGTCAAAACGCTAAAATTACTGTTGATGTTGGTATGGCATCTAGCATTACTACTTATAAGTTTGATTCTCCTGGAGTTGGATATAAAGTCGGTGATAAATTAACACCAATAGGAATACCAACTGGCGGAAATTTTAGAGGAGACTCTTTAATTATTTCTAATGTAGAATATGATAACATAACAGGAATAACTACAGTTACTACAACATCATCTCATAATATTAATGAAAATGATAATGTAATTTTAACAGGAATCGCTTTTACTTGTGGTTATGATGAGGTCGGTATTCAAACATTCTCTTATGATGAGGCTAGTGGAATTTGTACAGTTGTTACTTATTCTCCTCATGGATTATTAAGAAATGATGTGCCTGCAAATCAAACCAGTGATGAAGTATTCCTATTCAACTTACCTTTCTCGTGCGCTGCAGAACATGCAGGTGTTACTACAACAATCTTCCCAGATGGTACATCTTCTTATGGACTAGTATTCCCTGTATTGAGTTCTATTGGTGGTACAACATTCACCATGAATGCCGGTATTTCAACAATTACGCATGTGTTTGAAGGTTGGCCAGAGATTGGAATTAGTACTTTTGCTTACTATCAATCAACTGGATTGTCCACAGTCACCACTTCATCCGATCATGAATTTGAAGTTGGAGATAAAATTACTCTTTCTGGTTTGGCCTTTACTTGCAATTCTGCTTATGCTGGTTTGACTACAACAATATTCCCCGATGGAACTTCACAATATGGGTACACTTTTACAGTTACTGCAGTTAATAGTTCAACAGAATTTGAATTTTTAGCAGGAATTTCTACCATCGTTCATTATTATAATGGCGGCGGATATACAAAGAAAGTACCAACAATGCAAAGGGTACTCAGATATACAGATGATAGTTCTGATGGCGCTAGAGAATTTAGAGTCATTTCTGTAGGATCTACAGATCAATTTACAGTCTTGGCTGGATCTATTTCTACAATTCCACACTATTATACTCAAGGTGGCCTGGTAACATTTAGACAATATGAGCCATTTGTTCTAACAGTTGAAGAAGTTCAGACTGATAGTTTCTCCGGATTCTATCCTGGACAATTTATCCAGTTTGATGATATTTCACAATTCTTTAATGGATTTAGAAAGAAATTTACACTATCAACAACTTTAAATGGTGTCAAAACCGTTTTAGGACTAAGGGTTCCCGATGGAACAGATTTAAATATAACTAATAATATTTTCATTTATATAAATGATACATTACAAGTTCCTGGAACATCATATACATTCTCCGGAAGTAGAGTTGTCTTCCGTGAAGCTCCAAAGAGTGGATCAAAGTGTGTGGTATTGTATTACAGAGGATCTTCTCTTGATGTTGAATTGGTAGATCCACCAAAAACAATTAAACCTGGAGATACAATAACAATTCAAGAAAATCCTCTGGATCTTTTTGATGTTTCTCAATTCGGTAGAGTAGTTAAGAAAATTACATCTTCAGATCAGTTAGAAACTTTTAATTATTATTCTGTTGGTATTATTACTGATCCTACAAGAATTAGACCACTTACTTGGCAGAAACAAATTAGTGATACGGTTATTAGTGGTACACTCTATCCAAAATCTAGACCAAGTTTAAAGAGTAATATAAGACCTTATGCAACAGTAATTAAAAAAATTGAACCAGATGATACTGCAATTTATGTAGACAATGCATATCCACTATTTACTGATGTAGATTCTCTTTCTGAAGACATTAGAGATATCTTTATATTAGAAAATAGAACTATTGAATCATGTTTAGTTGAGTCCACAGTTTCTTCATCATCTTCAATTTCTTCCATTAATATTTTGAGTGGCGGTGTTGGATATGCCAACACACAATCTCCAAAAGTAACTATTTCTGAAACTTTCATTACTCAAAAAGATCCTATTTTTAATTGGACTACTATATCTGGATTATCTACTACATCAACTTTAAATTCTGTAAAATATAATGATAAACTTGTTTCCGTTGGAAATAATTCAACCTATGCAGAAAGTATTGATGGAATAACTTGGAATGTTGGAACTATTGGATTTGGTCAAACTTCAAACTTTAATTCAATTGAATCTGTTGGTATAGGCACAAGTAATCTATTAATTTCTGTTGGAAATCTTGGTCAAATCGTTAAGGCTGTAGATTATGGAACTTTTGTTTCTTCTTGGGATCAAATTCCTTTAGAAGAAGAGTTTACTATTCCTGGTCTTGGCGCAGTAAGTAGAGTAAGTAGCGGATATACTGGAACTTTCAATCAAGTTGTTTACTCCAGTGTCGCTAATAGTTGGGTTGCTGTTGGCGCTGGAGGCTCTATATTTGTTGCAACTGGAGTAACTACTGATGTATTTGTTAATAGATACTCTGAAACTTTATCTGATTTAAATAGTGTTTCTTTCGGTGCAGATTATTATGTTGCAGTTGGAAATGATGGTGTCATTAGAACTTCAAATAATGGAGCTATTTGGGAATTTGTAAGTTCACCCGTAAGTAACAACTTAAACAAAGTGATTTATGCTAATGGAAGATTTGTTGTAGTTGGTAACACAGGAATAATTTTGGAATCAACTAGTAGAACAACGTATAACATTGTCTCAAATAATTTGGGAACAAGTGACATCACAAACATCTACTATAACTATGGATTTTTCGTTGCAACAATATCAACGGGAGATGTATATTATTCTTTTGATCTATCTAATTGGATTTATAGAGATACTTTACAACCAAATAATATTAAAGACTTTGTTTTTGTAGACACTTTAGGTCCAGATGGAAGATATGTTATGGTTGGTTCTGGAGCTACTGCAATATATGCAGAACCTGTTTATAATAGAGCCACTGCAATTTCTAGTATAACTGACGGTTCTGTTACATCTATAGAAGTTTTAAATCCTGGATTTGGATATGATTCTAATAATCCGCCGCCAGTTTTAGTTGAAATAGATAACTATTCAACCGAACTAGTAAAATCCGTTAAGGTTGTTGGGGATCATGGAATTATAGTTGGAATACTAACATATATTAGTGGAACCCCTGGAATTGGAACGACCACGCCTAAGATTTCTTTTGTATTGAAATCTGAACAATATGATAATAGTACACTAGGAATTGGATATTCATCATTAAATATTTTTGGAATTACAAACAGTCAACTATCCAAAGGAGATTATTTTGTTATTACCGATAGTAATATTGAAACTGGTGGAAACTTAATAGGAATATCAACTGTTCTTGGAGGTGTTTCAAATATGCCAACCTCTGTCGTTGGAGTAGCAACGCAGTTCTTAGATGGAATATATCTTGTTGAAGAGGTAACCTCACCTTCTTTGGGCATAGTAACAGTAACTTGTAATGTTGCCCCAATGGTAGATGACTATGTGATCATTTATCCTAGAGGTGAATTTAATACTGGAATTAATACGAGTGGATATTATGGAAGATATAGTTGGTCCAAAATATATGATTATCAAAATAGAATTTTGGGCAATCCAAAAACCTTTGAGGTATTTAATGACAATGGAATTTCGGGATTATCAACATCTCCAAAAGTCTTAAGAACCAGAAATATCACAAGTCAATAAAACATAACTAAATAAGTAAAAAAGAGTCTATTAAAAAATGCCCGCCATTATATCGGATCAATTTAGAATACTAAATGCTGAGAACTTTGTAAAAAGTGTTTCTGGTGTAGGTGACACGTCAAATAAATATTATACTTTTATTGGATTGCCTAACAGCAATAACGAGGCTGCCGGAGGATCTCCAACTTGGAATACTAATACTCCATCTCCTTTAGATGGATTTAAAGAAGAATATCAAGTTAAAGAAAGTATAATATCATTAAAACAAATTACAAATCAAGATGTAAGAAGACTAGTTAGAAAAGTAGAATGGGTTGCAGGAAATACTTATGAAATGTATAGACATGACTATAGTGTTTTTAATACAACACCCGTTACTTCTCAGACCGGATTATATGAAGCAAATTACTATGTGATAAATGAAGACTTGAGAGTTTATATTTGTTTGCAAAATGGAAGTGATCCGGAAAATCCAAAAGGAAGACCTTCCTTTGATCAACCAACATTTATTGACTTGGAAGCACGAGCTGCAGGAGCTAGTGGGGATGGTTATATTTGGAAGTATTTGTATACAATTAAACCTACAGAAATAGTTAAATTTGATTCTATTGAATATATTCCTGTACCTGATAATTGGGGTAATACCGGCGAATCCATTTCCACTAAAAGCAATGCAGTTGACGGAAAAATAGAAGTAGTTTTAATTAATAATAGGGGCACCAATTACCAACCAATTTCAACATCGTTCTCAAATGTCCCAATTTTGGGAGATGGTTCTGGTGGTAAGGCCACAATAACTATTGATTCTTTTGGTAAAGTTTCTGAGATTTTTGTTACGGATGGCGGTAAAGGGTACACATATGGAACAGTGCAATTTTATCCAGGAGCTCCTGGGTCTGAAACAAATGGGCCTCTTCGTCAATTAAGTAATACTGGAATAGGAACCACTTCTATAGCATCTTTCAATGTCATTATTCCTCCAAAAGGAGGTCATGGATATGATGTTTATAGAGAATTGGGTGCTTATAGAGTATTACTCTATTCTAGATATGAAACTCTTGAAAGTAACCCAGATATCATTCTTGGAAATGATTTTGCTAGGGTTGGAATATTAAAAAATCCAACAATAGTTGGAAGCAATGTTCAACTTTTAGATTCATCGGTAGTTAGTGGATTAAATGCTTTAAAGTTATCTGGAGTAACTACTAATACAACATATGCAGTTGACTCTGTTATTAAACAAAATGTAGGTTTAGGATCAACTGCTATTGGATTTGTAGCTTCTTGGGATTCTATAACAGGAGTATTAAAATATTACCAACCAACCGGATTAGCTTCAAGTGAAACAGGATTTAAAATTATCCCATTCACATCTAATCCAGATGTTGGATATGGATTAACAATTGAATGTTCTTCAATTGTTGGACCAACTCTATCAATTAACTCTGGTTTTAGTGGCGTAACTACCACAATAAATAATAGAATATATCAGTTAGGCCAACAATTTGTATCTGGCGTTTCTACTGCTGAGTATAATAAAAAATCTGGGGATATTATTTACTTAGATAATAGGCAACCTATTCCGAGATCAGCTAATCAAAAGGAAGACATTAAAATTGTATTGGAGTTTTAATAGAAATGGCACAAAATACTAACTTAAACACTTCCCCATATTTTGATGATTTTGATCCAAGAAGAAATTATCAAAGGGTTTTATTTAAGCCAGGAACTCCAATTCAAGCTAGAGAATTAACTACTCTGCAATCTATTCTACAGAATCAAGTTGAAAAGTTTGGCAAACATTTTTTTAAAGAAGGTCAGGTAGTAATTCCGGGTAATACCGCATATGATTCTGAGTATACTTGTGTTCAGATTGATCCAACTCACTTAGGAATTCCGGTATCTACTTACTTAGATTTTTTGGTCGGAAAACAAATAAAAGGAGAATCAAGCGGAGTTTTTGCCAAAATTGAAAGATATATTACTAGTGAAGAGTCGGTAAATGATAATTATACATTGTATATAAAGTATCAAAGTTCTAGTGAAACTGATTTTACAAGCAATAAATTTGTAGATGGAGAAAATCTTCTTATTCTAGAAAATATTGATTATGGGTTGGGAGTTATTAGATTAGAATCTTCTTTTGCAACTACTATAATTGCAGACTCAACAGCCACAGGATCTGCTATTAAAATAGAAGAAGGTGTATATTTTATACGCGGATTTTTTGTAGATGTATTTCCCCAAACAGTAATTTTAGATCAGTATGGTAATTTGCCTTCTTATAGAGTTGGACTATCTATTTTTGAAGATATTGCCGTACCCTCTCAATCTAATACAGACCTATTTGATAATGCAAGAGGATTCTCAAACTTTGCAGCTCCTGGAGCAGATAGATTAAGAATTGTAGCAACATTAATAAAAAAATCTTTAGATGATTTTAATGATGAAAATTTTGTAGAATTACTTAGAATTGAAAATGGAATAGTTAAAAAAGTTCCTAGAAAACAAGAGGTCGCCACATTAATAAATGATGAATTAGCCAGAAGAACTAGTGATGAGTCTGGAGATTATTATGTAAAACCCTTCAGCATAATTGCTAAAGAGTCATTAAATAATAAGATAGGAAATAATGGAGTTTATAATCCAGGTCAATTGACAAAACAGGGTAATACCCCTTCCGATTCATTATTGACACTGCAAATTTCTCCGGGAAAAGCTTATGTAAAGGGTTATGAAGTTGATACTCTTATAACAGTAAATGCTGATTTAGAAAAACCAAGAACTACAGAGAGTGTCAAAGATACTACGGTTCCGTTTAGTTTGGGTAATCAGGTAGAAGTCAATAATGTTTATGGAACTCTTCCGGTAGGATTTGGTGCAAGTAGCCAAGTAACCCTCTATTCACAAAGAACTGTAACTCCCGGACTTCCTTCCGGAATTCCAATCGGAATTGGTAGAGTTTATGATCTTAAATTAAAAAACTCCCAATATTCGGACGAGACAACTGTATTTGAAACATCTGCATTTGATTTGCAAACATATACTTATTTGCAATTAAATACTACCATAACTCTATCAACACCTGCGTTTGTTGAAGGTAAAAATAGCTCTGCTTCAGGATACTTGGTTTCAAGCGTAACAAATTCAAATCAACTAGTATTGCACCAAGCAGTTGGTACGTTCACAATTGGAGAACAACTAAAAATTGATGGAGAAGATGTATCAAGAACAATAACAGCAGTTAGAGATTATAACTTGGGGGATGTAAGACAAGTAGTTGGATATGTTGGAGCAACTACTGCGTTTACTGCGGATACTGTAATATCAACTGGAATCCCTCTCGCATCTCAAGGTACAAGCTTCACTATATCTGCAGGGTCTGGTGGAATAAGCACAGTAACAACTTCAGCATCAACATTTGGAGTGGGTATAAACACTGGAGATATTTTTGTTTATACAAAATCAGGACAAACAGTTCCAACTTTTAATAGAGTGACTTCTATTAATGCTTCTGGAAAAACAATAACTGTTCAATCAACTCCGTCAGTTTCTGGCGTAAACGATGGAGATTTGCCTGCCAGTACAACAACAGTAACTGATTTAGTAAAGGGAATTTCTACATTACAAAATACTAGACAATCCTTTTTCTTTGTTGAACTAGAGCATTCAAATATTGCAAATATTGATGTATCTGAAGGAGAAATAGTCTATAGAAAGTCATATCCCGTACTTATCGCATCAAATGGATTAACAGCAACTTTAGAAACTGATACCAATATCACTTTGGAACAATTTGACGAAGAAGATTATTCTTTAGTATTTGATGACGGTACTATTGAACCATTAACTTCAAATCAATTTACAATTACTTCTGGAAGAACTCTAACACTAGTTAATTTAAGTCAAAATGGGCCAGCAACACTAACAGTTACTCTAAGAAAAAGAAGACTTAAATCTAGAAAGAAAATTTATAATAGATGTTCTGTCTTAGACATTAGAGATTCTAATACAACATCTTCTGGAATAGGAAGTACGACTCTTTCTGATGGATTATCATATAGTCCATATTATGGAACCAGAGTACAAGATGAAAGAATATCACTGAATGTTCCAGATGTAATTTTTGTATCTGGTGTTTTTGAATCTTCAGATGAGAATGATGCAGATTTACCAAAATTAGAAGTTATTAATTTAAATGCCAATATTCTTAATGCCGTTAAAGGTGAAATAGTATATGGCCAAACAAGCAATACTATGGCGTATTTTGTGGCGACAAATGGAACAAATCAGTTTGAATTTGTTTATATCAATGAAAATACTTTTGTGACAGGAGAAAAAATTCTATTCATTGAATCAAATCTTACTGCAGAAATAAGTGCTTTGATAGAAGGCGATAGAAATATACTCTCCGATTTTATTTTTGAAAGTGGTCAAACTTTAGAAATAGCAGATTTTTCATCCTTAAGAAGAAAATCTGGAGTAACTCCTCCTTCAAAAAGGTTAAAAATAGTATATAATCACTATTACATAGATCCCAATGATGATGGTGATTTTGTAACTGTCAGTTCATATGATCGTGAAAGATATTCTACTGAGTTACCAGCAATTGGTTTTTACAGAGCAAGTGACGTAATTGATTTAAGACCCAGAGTTACACCTTATGATAGCTCCATAACTCCATATTCTCCATTTGAATTTTCTTCAAGACAATTTTTATCAGCTACAAACTCTACTCCTTATAATTTTGCCAAGGATAAAAACCTATTTTTATCCTATGATTATTATCTTGCAAGAACAGATAAATTATATCTCAATAGATACGGAGAATTTTTTGTTTCTAAAGGTGTTCCATCTTTAACTCCTATTGCTCCACCTATCATTGATAATGCTTTAGAAGTAGCCACAATTACAATGAGGCCATATGTTTATAATATAGGAGATGTAACAGTACAACTATCTTCTCATAAGAGATACAGAATGCAAGATATTGCAAAACTTGAAGATAGAATAAGAAACATTGAATACTATACTTCACTATCTCTTTTAGAAACAGACACTAAAAATTTAACATTAAGAGACTCTCAAACTCAACTTGATAGATTTAAGTGCGGATTTCTTGTAGATAACTTCAAGTCCGTAAATGCAGGATCTTTAGGAGATCCTCAACATAAATGTAGTATTGATACAAAAGAAGGACTACTCAGGCCTCAACATTATACAACTTCAATAGATCTTCTATTGGGTTCTGAAGCAGTAATAGGTGCTTCCAATGTTTCAAATCCAGATGCCGATTTGAGATTTGTAAAAGATCTTGGAAACCCAAATACTGTTAAAGTTGGTGATATTGTTTGTTTAAAATATTCTGATGTAGAATTCTTAAAAAATACTTTTGCAACTAGAATTGAAAATGTCAACCCATTTGCTGTTGTAAATTGGATTGGTGCTATTGAGTTAAATCCTGCAACAGACACTTGGATTGAGACTAAAGGAACTAAAAAAACTGTAGATCAGGAAGGAAACTACGAAACCACAATACAACAACTTGGAGTTGATACTAATACTGGTTTATCTCCAATTGATTGGGGTGCTTGGGAAACTACCTGGACTGGTACAAAAGAAATTGCCCGACAAAATATGGGCAGTATTCATGTAGGTACACAAGAAATAGGTAGAAGTACAAGTAGAGGAAGTTTCCAAAAAGGTAGGGGAATTCCAGAAACAACAACTATTACTTATAGAGATCAATATACCAATTTTACTAATGTAACTACATTAACTACTACAAAACAAGCTAGACAAGGTATTCAATATAAAGTATCTGAAAGATTTGACACAGTTAATCTTGGAACATTTGTTGTATCCACAGAAGTCATCCATGTTATGAGATCTAGAAACATAGAGTTCATAGCAAGAAGACTAAAACCAAAGACGCAATTGTATGCGTTTTTTGATAATGTTGATATGAACAAATATATTGTTCCAAAACTTATTGAAATTCAAATGGAGAGTGGTACTTTTACAGTCGGAGAAACTGTAACTGGTACAGTTGGAACCACTTCAATTAGATTTAGATTAGCGTCTCCTGGTCATAAATATGGTCCATATAATAATCCAGACCAAGTTTTTACAAATAATCCATATTTACCTACGCAAACAATTCCGGCTTCTTATTCAACAACTTCTAGTATATTAAATGTTGATACTGCTTCCTTAGAACTACAGTCGGCTTCTGGATTTTATGGACATATTGTTCAGAACATGCAATTAAAAGGAGAGACCTCTAACGCTATTGCAAAAGTAACTAATGTGAGATTAATTACTGATAGTTCTGGTACTTTAATCGGATCATTGTTTATCCCAGATTCAAAATTACAATCCACCCCTTCATTTGAAACTGGAACAAAGACTTTTGTTCTTACCACTAGTTCTACTAACAGCACAATTGTTGGATCTACTGACAGTACTGCTGATACTAAGTTTACTTCTTCGGGAACTTTAAATAACACTGAAGAAGTTACTTTAAGAACAAGAAATGCAAATGTTGAAAGAATTGATAGAAGTGAAGAAAGAACTCTATCAAGTACACAAACTACTCTTCAAGCTGGAACTTCGTTCTCCAATCGTACAGTAACTCAGTCTAGATGGGTAGACCCTCTTGCACAATCTTTTGAAGTTCCTGATGAAAATGGAGTATTTATTACCAAGTGTGATGTATTCTTCCAAGCAAAGGATACAAATGATTTACCAGTTACAATGCAAATCAGAACTATGCAAACTGGTTTGCCAACAACTACAATTATTCCATTTGGTGAAGTTGTTTTAGATCCAAGTCAAGTAAATACTTCTGATGATGGTAAAACTGCAACAACATTCACTTTCCCATCTCCGGTATATCTTGAAAGCGGAAATTCTTATTGTGTAGTATTGCTTTCTGCATCAAATGAATATAAAGTATGGGTATCTAGGATGGGTGAAGAAGATGTTACAACACTAGATCTTCCAGAATCACAAAAAGTAGTTGTTTCCCAACAACCTTTATTAGGTTCATTGTTTAAATCTCAAAATGGTGCAACATGGGATCCAAGTCAATTAGAGGATCTCAAGCTAACTCTCTATAGAGCAAAATTTGTTACCGGATCTTCCACTGTAAGATTCTATAATCCAAAGTTAGATATCGGTAATAATCAGGTTGTAACTTTAAGACCAAATGCATTAGATTGTATTTCTAAATCAACTTTAATCGGACTAGGTAAGAGTTTGACTTCCTCTGAAGTTTCTGGATTATCTCTTGGAAGTCCGATATTACAATCTAACAATCCATCATTTAGAGGAAATTTAAAAAGTGTAGTTGGATCAATAGGAATAGGAAGTACATTAGCAATAACTTCAGCAGGAATCGGGTTCACTTCTGCATTTAAAACGTATTCTAATGTAGATTTAATTGCTATAACTGGTAATGGTTTTGGTGCAAAGGTTAATTTAAGTGTCAATAATGGAGTTGCTATTGCAGCCACAGTTTCTATAGGAGGAACTGGTTATGCTTATGGTGATTCATTAGAAGTTAATTATTCTCAAACTGATAGCTTGGGAGATAATTTAATTATAACAATTCCAAATAATGTTGGAATAATTTCGTCTTTTAATTCTTTATTATTAAATAGAGTTCAAGGCGATCCAGTTCAAAATTCAACAGATAGTTTGTATTATGTTGGTGCTGGTGGAACTTCTCTTCTTTCTGGAGCGTCTGTAAAAACTATAACTGACTTAACGGATGGATTGCATTTTAAAGTAAGTCATAATAATCATGGAATGTATTCTTTGGTTGATAGAGTAGTTCTCACTGGAATAGAACCTGATCAAAAACCAGAAACTTTAAAAGCCAGTTATAATTCTACTTCCACCAGTGATATTGTAGTAAGTTCTGTTGGAATTTTCACCAGTTTTGAAAATGTGCCCGTTTCTTCAGTAAATCCGGGATACGTTTTAATTGATAATGAAGTAATTTCTTATACTGGTGTAATTACATCCACTAATAGTTTAACAGGAATAACTAGGAATGTAGATGATAGTATTTCCGGAAGTTATGCTCTTGAGTTCCCAATCTTTAAATATGAATTAAATGGGGTATCTTTAAGAAGAATTAATAAAATTCATAATTTCTCAGATACTAATTTAGTAAAATATCCAACAGACTTAGATCATTATTATATTAAAGTTGGTATGAGTAGTAGAGGTACTGATAGAACCCCAGGAAACGCTCTTGGATATCCATCTCTTTATTTTAATTCCGACAAATCTTGCGGATCTTATGATACTGTACCACTCCAAGGATCTCCAAAAGGACCTAAAGCGACTCAAAACATACCATTCAATATCTTCAGACCAAATTTCCAAACACTATTGCCGCAAAAAACATCAATATCTGCAAAAGCAAGAACTTTTAGCGGAGCCTCACCTGATAGTGACCTAACATCTTTCTTAGATCAGGGATTTGTGGATGTCTCATTGAATGATAATAATGAATTTGGATCTCCAAGAATTATTTGTTCTCAAATTAACGAAGAAACTTATCTGTCAGATTTCCCTGGTAAAAAATCTTTTACTATGGAATTAACATTAAGTACAGAAGATGAAAAAGTTTCTCCAATGATTGATTTGGATAGAGTTAATGTAATTACTATTGCCAATAGAATTAATTCCAAGATTGAAAACTATGCTACAGATCCAAGAGTCAATTCTTTGGTAGATGACCCCACAGCAGCAACATATCTAAGTAATATTGTTGTTCTTGATAAAGTCGCTGATAATCTAAAGGTATTCTTTGACGCTTTCAGACATTCAACAAATGATATTAGAGTGTGTTATAGAATTTTTAGATCAGATGTCCCAGCACAAGCTCAACTGTGGCAATTATTCCCAGGATATGATAACTTAGATTCAAATTCTCAAGTGATTAATCCAGCAAAAAATGATGGAAAACCTGACAAAAAGGTTGCAAATTCAACAGCGGAAGATAATTTCAATTCTTATGAATTTACTGCTTCCAATCTTCCTCAGTTTAACGGGTTCCAAATCAAAATATTGATGTCGGGTACAAATTCCGCTTTTGTTCCAAAAATTAGAGATTTTAGAGTAATCGCAACTATTTAAGATTATGAGTTTAATACCAGTAGAGGGGAATAAGGGACTTTTTAGGGATGGAAATTCTAAGGCAATTTTAAATTGCTCTGAATCTGATTATGAAAGATATTTGCAACTAAAAAGCACAAAGATAAAAGAAGTAGCCAGATTGGATGAAATGACAGAAAAACTTAACCAAATAGATCAGTCAAAAAATGAAGAAAAACAGGAAATTGAAAAAATAAAAAATGAATTGAGTGAATTAAAAATATTAATGAAAGAATTGGTATCTCAATTACAATCTAATTCATAAATACTTAAAAACAGGTTCTAATAATGGCGGCAAGGAATGTAAACTTAGTTCTTGAACAAGGGGTTGACTTTCAAGCCACCTTTACGATCAGGAACACTAATAATGCACCATTAAATTTGACTGGCTATACCGGTATTTCTTCAATTAGAAAACACCCAACATCTTCTACTGCATATCCGTTAACTCTCTCTTTTGTAGATAGACTAAATGGAAAAATTGCAGTATCAATGGGTTATACTGCTACTGATGCAATAGAAGGCGGAAGATACGTTTATGATGTTATTTTGATTTCTCCAAATTCTTATAGAACTAGGGCTGTTCAAGGAAATGTTTTGGTAACACCAGGAGTATCCTAATGACAGATTACTTAGTAACTTTAAATGAACCTGGTCCGTATAGAATTGGTGTAGATTATGAAATTCCCACCAAATCTATTCAATATGGAAATATTATTCTTGATAATATAAATTCTCAATTTACGGGAGTTGCCCATACTTTTGGATTAAATGCAAGTGGCAATTCTTATGTTCCAATTAATGATCAACAATTGATCGTTGTTAAGAATAATCTTGTAATGGAACCGATTGAAGATTATACAACGTCAACAAATAATATTATTTTTACAGTTGCTCCAAATCCAGGAGATGATGTTTTTATTATTGCTTTAGCTACAACAGCAGATTTAACTAGAACTATAAATTATGTAATTGACAGTGGATCTATTGAAATGCTTCCTGGAAATAAAGGATCTGTTACTTTGGATGTTAGTGGAGTTATTGAGTCATTAGTGATTTTGTCAGATCAAGAGGGAGATTTGACATTAGACATAAAAAAATCAAATTATACTAATTTTCCAACATTTACTTCTATAGTTGGAGGTGTTTATCCACAATTCTTTAACGAAAGAAAAGTCCGAGATGATAACCTAAATAATTGGGATACATCAATAGTTGCTGGAGACATCCTGACGTTTGATGTCATAACGGTGAATAACATTAATAGATTTCTAATCTCTTTAAAATTAAAATTATAAATAAAGATAGTTATCAAACGTCACCAAGTCGTACGGAGTTGTTTAAATGGCACTATTAGTTCCTAATATTGGGGAAATTGAATCACTAAGGTATTTGATTGCTCAGAATAATCATACCGCTGCGTTATCAGCGCAGTCCCCAAGAAACCTAGTTCTTAAACTCTACACAAGTAACACGACTCCAGCAGAATCGGATGTCCCTTCCCCTACTGCTTATTATGAACCATATGGAGTTGGAAATACTAATGCTTATGGATATGCTCCAACCACTGGATATCCATATTGTGTAAATAACAGAACAGATCAGACTTATACATCTCAAACAGGTATTCTTCTAAACGGATCCCGTTGGAGAATCAATAATGTTGGTTCTGGAACCACTGCTACTTATCCAGAACAGACATTTACATTTACTGGAGACGCTGGTGATGTTTATGGTTACTATGTAACTCGTGCAAATAATATGCCTTACACTGTTCAAGGCGTGCAACATTTTGCAACAGTTGGCGTTGGAACAACCGTATCCAAAGGAGATAATACTGACCCAGTTATTGGAGTTATTGGAAATCAATATATCACAATTGACCCAGATCAAAGTGTTGATGACTTAACACTAGGAATGATCGTTGGTGGTAATGCAGGTATTCAAACTGGAACACAAGTTATTGGTATTGATAGAGCATTAAAAGTTATTTACTTGGATAAAGCTCTTATTGATAACATTCAGGTTGCTACAGATCCAAGTGTTACCTTTAGTTTTGGTAAAATTTCTGCAGTCGGTCACCAACTAGTTGCTGGTGATGTACTCTATGTTGCAGCTGGTACAGGTAATACAACTACAGCCTCTGGAACTTATACTGTATTCAGTGTTCCAAATGCTAATGAGTTCTATACTTCTCCAGCTCTTTCGCCAACTCTAAACGGAGTTGCAGGACTTAATACTTGCACACTCTATAGTTCTATCATGTATGCTGAAAGATTTACCAATGGTCCTTACAGCATTCAAAACAACGGAGACCAAATCAAGATTACACTTAATGTCGCTCTTGACTGATATATAAATAAATACATAATTGAGTTTTTGGGGATTGTAATAAATGCAATCCCTTTTTTATTAGAAGGTCTATTGTTGTTGTGCCAAGATGAATATTTACGAGTATAATTCATCTACTGTTAATGAATACTCCCAAGAAGATCTTGGTCTTTTGACAACCTCTTCTTGGGAAGTTGAAGACTGCGGAAATTTATCGGAACAAATAGACTCAAAGGAAGATTTTTATCGTATTGATTGTAAGGAAACTCTTCTTCCTTTTGGTAAGATCAGAATTTCAAACAACAAAACCAAATATCAAAAAGATAATAATATTTTTAGAAAATATATTGAGATTAATGCAAGATCAATTATTTTGCATGGAGTCATACTTCGTTGGATTGGGTTTAGTGTAATTTTTCAACTCTCTAATGATCTTGAAAGAAAAGTAATACCTGATGTTTCTGGGGGAGGTCAGTCATGAGCTCTCACGTATATCAATATAATTCAGATTGTAAACAACCAGATCCAGAAATTTGGGGTGGAGGTGCTGCAGGAGGCCCACTCTTAATAGTATCTGGATTAGATTTTTCTCAGAAATTAATTAAAAAATATGTGGGAGATCTGCCCACATTAAATTTTTCTTCATTAGCGCAAGAAAGTATATTTAAAAATTATATTGGTGATTTACCAACTTTTAAATTATCTTCTTCTATAGAAGAATCTGTAAGATATAATCCACCTGAAGATAATGTTGTCCTCTCATTGCAGGGACAATCAATAAATTATTTTATTTCTAATGAAGTAGTAGATGAAATTACTTCTCTAGAATATTCTGGATTTATTACTGAAAAGACGAGTTATAATTATTCAAATCCATTTTCAAACGTTGAATTTCTTACAGAAGATGATGGTTTAATAACGGATCTAGTAACTTCTATATCAAATTATGGAACCCTTATCGCTCCAGTAGAAGAACATATTGATTACGGTTCAACAGAAATAACAGGATCAACTGCTGCGGCTACTGGTTTAATTGAAATAACAGGATCTTCTTCAAATAGTGCTTTTGTAAAAGAAATTAATACCGTATTGATTCAATCTTATGGTGCATGTATAGAACAAGTTTCCTATATTCCACCAATTGATGAGGATACTTTTGAAAATAATCTTGGTTCTTCACAATCAACTTTTGATAATACTACCTTAACTTTTGATAGTAGTGAACCAAAACCAAACATTAAGTTAACTGGTAACGCTGTTGAAATAGTCATTTCAAATACACCAGAAGAAAAGATTAATATTCAAAGTGATGGAATATGTATTGAAAAAGTAAGATATGACTATAG